GTATGCGGCATTGGCAGCGGCGAAAGCCTCTGCCGCCTCGATGGCGCGGCTCTTAATATCATCGCCATCGAGGTGGGCCGTTGATATGGCTTTCGCAATCACGTCAGTAACATCTGTTGTCATGTCTCTTCTTCCTTTGCTTCGTGGCGACCGCTTGGTTGTTCTTGGGATTTTTTGGGGCGGTTGGGCTTGCAGCGCGCCTTATGCAACGCCATAAGGCCATTTCCAATTTCCATGGACGGCATCTTCCCCCGAGCGCCGCTTTTATAGGCGGCAATCGTGGCCTGGGCGCAGGGAACTTTTTTTGCAAGCTCTGTCTGCGTGAGTCCGGAATTCAAAAGGTCGGAGACCAGTTTCTGGAAGTCAGCGGGTGTTTTTGGGTTATCCATACCACCCATTATCACGCACGTGTTAGGCGTTGTCAACACCAACGTGATAAAGATATGTATTACATTCGTGATGAAGATATTTTTGACAAATTTATGAAGACATTGGCCGAACGGCTTAAGGAAATCCGGGAAAAGCGGGAGCTAACTCAAGAGGCTCTTGCTAAGCTCGTTCCTTGTTCGCAGGGAACAATCGGTAACCTGGAGTCCGGCACGCGTCTGGAATCGCAAAAAATTGTGGCGATTGCCCGTGCACTGGGAGTCAACCCGGATTGGTTGCAATACGGCACGCCACCCCAAGAGCCGCTTCTTGCGCTCTCTCCCAAAGAGGTATTCATCGTGCAGAGCTATAGAAGCACTACGCAAAAGGGCAGGGAAACTATTGAAATGGTCTGCTTGGGAGTTCCGAAGACAGATGTTTAAGCGGGTCATGCCCTGACTTAGTGCGATCTGCACACTGCTTTGTGAGCAGCATTACAATATTTTGATATGCGGGATCGCAACCCCTAAAAGCATCCAGCAATTCGCGTTCATTTTTGTTCATGACCCCTCCACATTGAATGAAATCCTGTCTTTGTGGTGCCGATCAAACGATCCTTGGGGTACGAAAGACATGCGTTTACGTACAGTATTTTGCCACATATTTTTTGTCTCGGGTAGTAGTTGTATAAACGGCGCTACTTAAGGTCACACATATATACCACGCTGTGTATCCCATAAATATGGGAGGTATCATAATAATAGTAAGCAATCGACCATCATATCGATGGTTAAAAGATGATTGTGTGTCATATCGTTACAGTGGCTCAATAATTGGGGGAATTTTGTTATTTACGCGCAACTAAGAGGAGGTTTATGAAAACATTTATTTTGCTTTTGTCTGTCGCTTTATCGGCATGTGGTGGCGGTAGTAGCGGCGGAACTAGCGGCACTCACTCGGTAAGCATTGCAAGGACGCCGGCGCAACTAAATTGGTCTGATGCGAATACATATTGCACAACCAATGCCTTCAGTGGCGAAACTGGATGGCGCCTGCCGACACAGCCAGAGCTGACGGCCTACGCCCAAACTGGCAATGATACGGCAGACGGAAAGGGTGGCGGCGAAGCCTGGTCATCGACCGTGGCGCAGCCAACTTACCACTATGCAGTGAATCTGAATGATGTATCCGGAACCGCCCAAGCCTATGCCGATACATCCTATTTGTACGTAAGATGCGCGCATGATTAGAGGAGGTCATATGAAAAAGCCTGCAATCACGGTATTAGCGCTTCTCCTCCATGGCTGTAGTGGGGTGGGCGGCTTTATGGCCGCTGGCGCAGCGCAAGGGGTCGGAGACGCTATGAATGGCAGTCCCCAGCAACAGCAACAACAACCGCAAAGATTTGCGAGCGGCTTTTATACCGGCGAGCAGACAGTCAATGGTCTGAAATATTGCAACTATTCAAATAACGCCGTCATGACAGTCAACTCGTATCAAGCCTGTCCAATGCAAATTTACTAGTGGGCGATTCTGCGGCCCTGGTCGGCCCTAAAAATTCTCCAATGCCCCACTCGGGGCTATTTTTTTGTCCAGCTAAAAATTTTCATCATTTTAATCACATTCGTGTTGACATCAACAACCACGTCTGTGATAATGGTTCACATCAGCAGCACAAACCAACGGGAGCAACAAATGGACATCGCAAACCAAGCCATCGCCGACACATTTGCCAGAGCGCAGCGCCAGTATGACCGCATGGCACCGGCCGAGTTTGCAGAGCCGAAGACGCAAGGATTCTTCGACTTGATGTCCGCCCTGCATGACCAGATCGAATCTGACAAGCGCGCCTCGCAGGACATCAGCACCGCGTTTGTCGAAGCGCAATTCGATGCCGCCGATGACAACGTGTTGATGTTTCGCGCAATGGCACCCGAATTCAGCGATGCAGACGTGGGCAAGTACGTTCGCCTGCTGATGCTGAAGGTTGCTCGGGAACGGGTTTGATTTATTGAGTTTGGAGAGCGAGATGAGCCACACAAAATTGCCTTGGCAGATTAATCAATTTGACCAATTGCAAATCTGCGACAGCGACGGAGAAAAGCGGGGTTGCGCGCCTATCTGCGAAATGACATTTGGCAGTCACGCCGAGAGAAAGGCCAATGCCAAGTTCATCGTCCTAGCGGCAAATTGCCATGAGGATTTGACTGCCGCGCTAGAAAAGGCCATTCGTATTTACGAACACGTCTGCGCCGCTGGCAAATGGGAGGCTAGCCATCTGGCGGAATACGAAGAATGCAAAGCTGCTTTGGCCAAGGCTTGCGCCTAACACCTAACCACCAAACAGACGGGAACAGAAATGCTCGATCCAACCAATCCGCATCCTTGCCAAGTCGGGCCAAACGAGTTTGACCATAACTTTGAATACAAGGATTACTCGTTTGACCATGAGTTCGGCACGGAGCAGATTTTCTATGCCGAGTGCACGGTCTGCGGCATGCGGATGGATGGCGATTTCTGCCAAGACGACTAACCCCACCAAGCCAAACCAATCAGGAGCCAGCCATGCAAGCCACAGCGAAGCCAACCAAAGAGCAAGTACGCCAATACCTCGGCCAGCGCGTGGCAGAGCATAAGCCGCCACAGTCAATCGAAGAGATGCGCCGGCAGCTTGGATGGGATTTGCGGACGAAGAAATATTGTAACTAAGGACTGCAACACATGATTCTTTTCTCAGTCTGGCATTGCCTCTATTGGATAGGACCAATTCCCTGTGCCAAGGGTCAAGGAGGCGCTAATCCAGACAATACGCGCAGGGGTGACTTTGCGGCCATCGCCTGCCGGCAGAACAAGCGATCTAAGCAGATGGTGCGCCTACTGTCTGGCACGGGTAGTAGGCGCGACGGCTAAGCCGAAATACTTGAGGATTAAGAATTCAAAAAAACTTGCAAACCGGCCCTTGCGCAAATGATAGGCGCGAGGGCCAACAAGGAAGCGGGTTACTCCCGTCATAGCTGAGTTTGTTTTCAGGGACCCACGTAATGCCTTCTGTCCGGGAATGTCATCTGATTCAGTTGTATTTCAGGTGCCAATGGGGGATAGCGGTTGTGCATAGGCCTGATTCGAAGGCTCCCTGATAGTAGCCCGTTTCCTTGTTGATGATCTAAGGCCATGCCGTTCCGGGAGCGTAGGCCACGCTTGCCGCCGAAACTAGCCGAAGAAAGAGGCAGCACGTTAGAAGTGGCCTTCGCACGATAGACGAGGGCCAACATTGAATTGTTTTCGGCGCGAGCTAAATATCGGGTGGTTGTAGTCCCGACGCTGAAAACAATTTAATGTTGGTGAAACATCGTCTCGAAGACGTGAGTGCTGCGAGGAAGTGGGTGCGTCAGTGTAGCGAAATATAGAGCGCGGCAGTTAATCGAGCCGCCACAACACGTTAAACCTCGCCGCGTTAGTGCGAGGGCCAACAAAGTAGGGGTAGCCCAATTGGATAGAGCCTTAGCCGGATTATCCCCCTCTGAGAGATGCTGGTTCGAGTCCAGCACCCTACTTTGTTGGAAAGCAGCACCAAGAAAGCAAATGAAGCCTGTAAGCGCAGGCTGCAACCCGAACAAGAATAGCGCGTATGCGCGGGCCAAGACGCCGGGAGTCGATATCGCCCCGGTAGATATCTGGAAGTCGCGTCCAGACGTTTGCTTTGTTGGTGAATGTGCAGGCTGATGCAAGAGCGATAGTTATCCCGGGCGCTTGTTCGAGCTGACGTATCTAGAACTGGAATATGCCGGAGTTCAGCGCCAGCCACCAACACGAGACTCTTGCCGGTAGTTGCTCGTCAAATGTGTGTAACCGGACTATGGATGGCATCACGGCGGCGGAAGCCCGCGCCGGAGACGTGCCCGGCATAAAAACTACGCGCCAAGACCGAAGTTTGCTCAAGGCGATGCGGCCACCAGACCGCAGGGCTATATCAACGGCGACCCGGCGCGCTGTTTAGTCCGAATTTGACCGCTGGGCGAGATGGTAATCGACGAAGCCCACCCGTTCCCTCTTGCGAGGGGGATCGCCGGACGAAGGTAACCGGCATGAATTCAACTAGGAGGGAATATGCATACGAAATTGCCGTGGAGTTTCGATAAGTACGGAGACATGGTTGCGCATGGGGCGCGTGGCGGCGATTGTCTGGAAACCGTTCAGGTTAATGGAGTTGGCATTGCTGGGCACGAAACCGCAAAGGCTAACGCCGCCCTCATCGTCAAGGCCGTCAACAACCATGAGGCGCTCGTAGAAGCTCTTTGTGCTGCGCTTGAGTGGATTGATGCCGTCCCAGAAGATACCGTATTGCCGGTAATGCCCGGCATGGATCGGGAATCGGTTGATTGGCTCCTTGAGTGCGTGAAATCATGAACCGCGACAACGAGGCCTGGATGGAGAGCCGGCACCGCAGAATGAGAGCGGAAGCAATATGGTCTGTCATCGTCGTTGCTGTGATTCTCGGCGTGCTGGTGCTTGAGGCTGTTTTTGGAGGGATGCCGCGTGTCTAAACTACTCTTCGGCCAACACGGCGACTTCTTCGACCGTCACTAATGGCTATGCGTGGCGCTGATCTTGGCTTGTGTTTGTTTTTGTGGGGTGATGGGATGAAAATCTCCGAAATTTTGCGCAAGGCGGCGATGGAGCATTTATCGGCTAAGCACGACCCTTGTGTACTACCAAGTGGCGACAAAAAGAAACCTTTTGCGTGCTGGGCGTGCGATAAAGCTGAGGGCGCGATGCATGGCAAAGCGAGGGATTATTTTGGAAGTATGCTTTGTCCAGAAAATAAGGCGCCCGTATGGTTTTCAAGGGGCGAAAAGGGGCAGGTTGAGCGTTTCATGGCCCTACTATTCGCAGCCGAAGCGGCAGAAAGTGAAGGATTGTGATAAATGAAAATTACGGATTGGAGCAAACCAAATGACCGCGCTCAACTACGACCCAGCAGACGAAGACAAGATGAATTTGCCGCAGGGCCTAACGTGTGGCGATTGCGCACATATCCCAAGATGCAAAGCAATTTTTGGGCATGTTGAGTCAGACAAACGCTGCGACTGGTCACCCTCTAGATTTTATCCTGCAACTAAAGTTCAAGAGGCCACCAAATGACCACCAAGCCAGAACTTCGTTTTCCTGAATTACCAAACCCCGACCCGATTTGCATGCCGTCTGGTTGGATTCGTTACACTGAAGACGCTCTCAAGCAATACGGCACCCTCTGCTACGAAGCCGGTCTTGCGGCAGGGCGTGGGAAGGCGGGGCAGCATCAGCTTGAAAAGGGCGACATTGCAACGCTGCTGCGTGAACATGATGATCCTCGCCTGTATGAAGAAGCCGATTTGTTGATGTGCGCAGCTTCGGATGAAATTATCCGGTTGCGTGATTCTCTCAGGCAATCGCTCGCACAGCCAGCGCAAGAGCCGCGTAACCCGACTGACATATCCACACGCTTGTTGGAATACGCTTCAAATCCTGGCTACAGCCACAATGACTACGCCGACACGATGCGCGCAGCCGCAGAGGAAATTGAGCGCTACTACGGCGGCATGATGGCATGGAAGCGCACTGCTGAAGCGAAGGATGCCGCCCAACAGCCAGCGCAAGCCGCCGTGCCAGAAGGCGGCCTCTCCGAAGGAATCGACTTACTAGATTCTTTGATCGACAGCATTCGAAAAGGCGGTAATTACACCGTCGCATCCACATTGATTTTTCTTGGTCAAATTCGGCAGTGCTTCGCCGCACCAGATAGCGGGGAGGGGTAAGCCATGCAGATGAAATACATCGTGATTGAAGCTGGCGGCAAAGAGCTTATTTTTGTCTTTCCTGACTGCATTGTGCACGCAATGATGTTTGAGCACATTTGCGCTATTCGCAGCGGCTTTCCCCAAGACAGAAGCTGGCACCGTCCTTATCTTGGAGCGAAGATAGTTTCTGCTGGGTTCATCCATAACGGGATTTGTGGTGGCAAAAGCGAATCATTGAAGGTAAAGGCACGTCCTAATGCAGATGCAAAACTGTTTGCAGATGGCGGAATTTCATAATTTAAAAGGAACCCATCATGAACGCCAAACAAACAATAAAGTCCGCCATGCGCCGCGCTGACCGCTCCAAGTCGAAGCCTATTCTGCACTGGCAGCGCATACCGACAGAGCCTAGCCCCAAGCCAGTTTACATCCTGTGGGCTGTCCTGGTGGTTCTGCTGATGGTTGTTATTCCTGTTGCGCAGAGGTATTGCGGCGAGCCTATTGGGTCTTGTGAGGTGCGGTGATGAATAACGAAAATGTAAGCAATGAAAAATGGTTGCCGATTGTTGGTTACGAGGGAATCTATGAAATCAGCAATTGGGGAAACATACGCTCTCTAGATCGTGTTTCTTTTGGCCTGAAACGTCAAACTGTCCACGGACGCGCTATCTCTCCGGGAGTGGTGGGCAAGGGCTATTGGGGCGTAAATCTGTGGAAAGATGGAAAGTGCAAAAAGGGATATTTGCATCAAATGGTATTGCTCGCCTTTGTTGGTCCGCGCCCAGCTTGTATGGATGCTTGCCATAACGACGGCGACAAAAGAAACAACCGCCTAGAAAACCTGCGCTGGGATACCAAGGCAAATAACCATGCAGATAAGCTCAAACATGGAACCATACTAAATGGCGAAAAAGCAAGAGCAGCAAAACTTACCGCCAATCAGGTTTTTGGCATTCGAGCAAAGATAGAAGAAAAAACCCCTTTTCTTGAAATTTCTCGCATTTACAAAATATCAGATGCAACAATCCGAGATATTCAGCATCGCAGAACATGGAAACACATTTAAGGAAAACTATGTCAAACGCATTAGCATTAATCACGAATGATATATATGCATCAAAAGATGCATTCTTAACCGTTCTTTCGGACAGGTCTTTAAATTTCGAGCGGGAAGCTGGATTCGCAATTCAATGCTTGCAAAACAATGACTACGCCCTGTCTGTTGCATCTGGTAACAGAGCATCCGTTATTGATGCCGTAACAAATATTGCCGCTATTGGGTTGAGCTTAAACCCGGCAAAGCGGCAAAGCTATTTGGTTCCTCGCAAAGGAAAAATTTGCTTGGACATCAGCTACCTAGGCCTGCTCGATCTTGCAATCGCTTCCGGCTCGATCAAATGGGGTCAAGCAGACCTTGTGCGCGAGCATGATGTCTTCCAGTCGAACGGCTTCGACAAAGCGCCCACGCACACGTTTAACCCGTTTTCCAAGGAGCGAGGCAATGTCGTCGGTGCCTATGTTGTAGTAAAGACCGCAGACGGCGAATACCTGACCACTACGATGACAATTGATGAATGCTACGCCATCCGCGACCGCTCCGATGCGTGGAAGAACGCAAAGGCGGGAAAGAGTAAGGGGCCGTGGGAAACCGACCCCGGCGAAATGATCAAGAAGACGGTCATTAAGCGCGCATATAAGCTGTGGCCGAAGACTGACCGCCTTGACCAAGCCATCCACCACCTGAACACAGAAGGCGCGGAAGGCGTCGATTTCAAGGCAGAAGAGCGCGGACCGGATTGGGTGGATGTTGCTCCGCTGATTGTCGAGGCGCTGAAGACGACAACGGATGCCGATGCCCTGGCATTCTGGAAGGCGAACAACGCTCAACTTCTGAAGCAAAAGGCGGACTACGAAAAGCTGAAAAACGCCATCATCAACCATCGCGCAGCAATGAAACAGCGCGCCGATGACGGGCGAACTATTGACGTACCGGCGAAAGAGGTTGCCGCCGAAGAATCGGAATATGTGCCGAAGTAAGCCATGATTTTTGTCCAATGTCAGCAAGGTACAGAAAAATGGCACGCCGCACGGTCTGGCGTGGTCACGGCCTCATGCTTCCGCGAAGCGATTGAAGTGCTATCCAAGGGGTCGGGAAAGCGCAAGGCAGGCGATCCAAGCCTAGCATCTGACCGCTACGCATCTGACCTAGCTATTGAGCGAATCAGCGGAAAGCCCATGGGTGCGCCAGTCAAAGCATGGGTTCTTGAGCGCGGCCATGAAATGGAAACGCTGGCGCGCATGGCCTATGAAGTCAAAACGGGCTATCTGGCGGAGGAATCGGGCTTCGTGATGACCGACGATAGGCGCTTCGGATATTCGACTGATGGCATGCCAGAAGACGGCCTGATCGAAATCAAGGCGCCCATCGACAGCCAAAAGATCGTGACGATGTGGAACACGCAGGACGTTTCCGAATACATCCACCAGATGCAGGGCGGCATGTGGATTACGGGCCGCAAGTGGTGCGACTTCATCATGTACGTGCCCGATCTTGCGCCAGTCGGAAAGGATTTGTTCGTCAAGCGCATTGAGCGCGACGATGCCTTTATTGATGACATGGTGGAAAAGCTGGTTGCGTTTGATAAGCGCATTGAAAAAATGGTTGAAACTTTTAGAAAGGCTGCATGATGAATCGTATTTCTTTTGATGGGCGCATTGGCGGCAATGCTGAAGTGAAATTTACACCGCAAGGCAAAGCTATTTGCTCATTCAATGTCGCATCCGACGTTGGTTTTGGCGACAAGAAGACTACCAACTGGTTCCGCTGCCAAATCTGGGGCGAGCGCGGCGAAAAGCTATCGCAGCACCTTTCCAAGGGCCAGCAAGTAACGGTCTACGGCATGCTCGAATTGCGTGAGTGGGAAAAGGACGGCGTGAAGCGTATTTCGCCCGATGTGCGCGTCGATGACATCACACTCCAAGGCGGGAAGCCACAGCAAGGTGAAGCAAACTCGGCTCCGCGCCAATCCGCACCACAAGCTAGGAAGCCAAGCAATGTCGCCACTGATTTTGACGACATGGGAGAGCCTCCGTTCTGACATGAGCACCCTCACCCCTAGCAAGCGCCGCGCACTAGACGAGCTTGCTAGTCTGACTGAAATTGCGGATGGATTGGAGGAAGAAGTGAGCGAGAAAGATATGGGTGGGAACGCATTCCCCACTATTTACCCTGAATTGGCAAGTACCGAGCAGGGCATGACGCTGCGCGACTACTTCGCGGCAAAGTCGATGGCGCATGTTTGCAACTACGCTGAACTCGACTACACATCGCCGCAGGAAGTCGCTGCGGCCTGCTATGCGTTCGCTGACGGGATGCTAGAGGCGCGCAAATCATGAGCAAAGATAGCAATGAAGCGGAAAATATTTTGCATCACGCTGACGGCCTTAAGGTACTGAAAAAGGGAACCGTCGGTTATCTGATCGCACTGGGAGCCGTAAAAGACGCCCTAGCCTACGCAGCCAAGCAACAGGCAGAGCGGGATGCGCGTATCAATGAGATTTTGCGAGAATGGGAGTCTGACAAAATCAATAGTCAATGGACTGTTACTACAATCTGCGACATCATAGCGGGAAAATCATGAGCGACAAGACGCGGGAAGAGTTCGAGGCGTTCTGCAAAATATATGATCCAGAATGGTCGCTGGAAAGCATGGACTGGTGGCGGGAGGGCGGCACGTACAGTTATTCATACCGCGCACTTCAGTTTTTGCAATGGCAACACCAGCAAACCGTCATTGATGCGAGGGATGCGAAACTGCACGCCGTCTTTGTCGATTTGGATAACCAGCCGTTCGGCCAACTGGAACTTCAAGAAGAGCATCACTTGCAGGCCAATGCGCTGTTCAAGATTCGAAAAATATTGGAGGGTAGGTCATGATTGACGAAGACGACGTTTTTGATAGTGCGCTATGGGGCGGCGTTGGCGTCGCTATTGTTCTGCTAATCATCTACCTGATATTTTCCAGGCCGGTTATTGATAAATGCAAGAGCAAAGGCGGCGTCATGGTAAAGGCCAATGGCTACTATGTTTGCGTTGATGCGAAGGAATTCTCTCAATTAAAAGAAAGGGCAAAGCCATGACCGACCTGAACGAACTTGAGCGGCTTTTCGAGGAACTTAAAATTCTCGATGACGACTTTTGCAAGTTTGCGGATGGCGATCCGAAAGTTCCATTCACCATAGTTCGCGCCCAGATAATTGCCACGCTGGAGAGCTATCGGCAAGCCGCCGTCAACGCCCTGCCTGGCCTGATTGATAGGGTGCGGGAGCTTGAGAAGGACAAAGCGCGATTTGACTTTGTTTTGTCAAAAGGTCTTCCAGAATTTAAGAAGGCCCCCTTGGAGTCGGATAGGCGGTGGGGCTACGCGGATACACCGTGGCTAGATAGCCTTACCGCCATTGACGCGATTGACGCTCAGCTAGCCATGAAAGCGAGGCAATGATGAAGAAAATATTATGCCTTCTGTTTGGCCATGACTTCTTTTTGATAAAGAAGCTTACACCGCACAGCAGGAAATTAGGTTGCCATCGATGTGATTTGCATTTTGCCATGAATGACGACGTGCATGCAGTTATTCAATGGTCAAGCGATGTCGAGGAAATGTACCGGCGACATGGAGTGAATACAAAATGACCATCGACATTGACGAATTAAAGCGGAAGGCGCAGGTTATTACGGATAAATCGTGGCGTCGCGACACCAGAAGCGGGGCAAATTGCGACGTTCGCTCAACTACTGGCAGAAAGATAGCCATGTGCTGGAATCCGTCTAATCGTGGCGGCAAAGAACAGTATCAGCGCAAGCAAGCCGCAGACCGTCAGATTGCTGACTTCATTGCAGATGCCAATCCCGAAACCATCCTCACCCTGATTCGCCGCGTGAGGGAGGCGGAGGAAAAGACTGATGTCATGCGTATAACACTGGAACTGATTGCGGTGGGCGACGTTCTTGAGCCGCATAAACAAGCCGAGGCCGCTCTAGAAATAACCGGATACTGGACCAAGGAGCAAACCAAATGACCGCCACTAACGAAGTGAAATTGCCTGAGTTGCCGAAAGGTGAGTATCGCTCAAATGGAGAAATCTGCCCCGGTTGGAGTTATACATTCACCGAAGATGAAATGAAGGATTACGGCACCCTGTGCTACGAAGCCGGTCTTGCGGCAGGGCGTGGGCAGGCGGGGCAGCAAATTGAATACTACGCCAGCTTGCCGCAAGCAGTTCCCTTCAACGGCGTGCAGGTCTGCCCCGTTCGTGATGTTGAATGCGGCAACAATGAGTCAGCATGGTGCGCAGACTGCCCAAAGTCGAAGAAACCCCGCTTTGTCACTGAGGGGGTGGGAAACGTGCTTTGTTCGTGCGCTCAAATATTGGATGTTGTAAAGCAAGAATGGGCGCTCAAGAATGAATGGACTGAGTGGGATCAAAGTGTAAGGGATGGCATTACAAAAGAACTGGTCAAGCTTGAAGCCCTCAAGCAATCGCTCGCACAGCCAGCGCAAGAGCCAGTCTACTTCTACCGGCAAAAAGACTGCAAAGATTGGATCGAAACTGAACGTGACCCGCGTGAAACATTCAAGAATAGTCCAGCGTTTGGCGCGTTCGAGTTTCGTATCCTGTACGCCCAACAGCCAGCGCAAGAGTATGTGAAGCAAGACCGTGACTTGCTCGGCCGACTGGTGCGCGATGCTTGGATTCGTTGGGCAAAATCGCAACCGATTCAAAAGCCGTCTTGGCTTGTCCCGTATTCCGAACTTTCCGAAGTTGACAAAGAAGCTGATCGCATGATTGGAGAAGCGATGGAAACGTGGATCGTCGCCACTATGGGCGCCCAACAGCCAGCACAAGCCGCCGTGCCGGCAGAGATTTCAGATGCTTTCATCGAAGCCGTAATTCTACGCATCTGCGAACTTCCCGACAGAGAAAGCCCCGAGTATATGCCGGAAGGCATGATTGTTACTGCCAAAGAACTAAGGGAAGCCATCAGATCAAACGAAGAAATTTTTTGCGAGCGCGGCGAACAGATACTTGTTCCAATCAACGCCGCACCAGATAGCGGGGATGGGTCATGAGCGCACTTTTTCCTGTGCTTGGGGGCCGCGATGGCGATCCAAAAGCTGTTCAGTGGGGCAGATTAAGCAATGAATGGGCGCTTAAGCTGCATGGACAATCTCTTGAGCGCCTTGCGGAGCGCGGCGGACTGTCACCACTTGAGATTTGGTGGAACGTTCATCATCTGCCATTCGGCAGCAAGCCACTGGATCCAATGGAACCGCACACTTTTGCAAAAGCCATCAGAGCATCAGTTGAATAGGAACCCATCATGACCGACAAAGAACAGATAGCGATGCTGCGAGAAGCATTAATTACGTGCTTCACGTTAAGAAACGGCGATCAATGCTACAACGTCCCGAAAGTCGAAGCAGCCCTCGCCGCCACAGCACCGAGCGCGCAGGGGCAAGAGAAGGTGGATGGGCGGGCGGCTTTAAAAGCACTTGTCCAAGCCAAGGATTACAAAGACCGTTACGGCAAAGATCAAGTCTACGAACGCATGCAATTGGCTGCATGGAAGCAAGCCCGCGCAGCACTAAGGAGTGAATAGGATGGATGCGATTGAATTATTTCACCAATGGCTCAACGAAGAATCAAATCCGTTGCGCAACATGAACGATGCCGACCACCCGATGCCGATTGTATTTCAAGCCGGGTATGACACCGCCCTCAAAGCAGCAGCGGAGCAGGGGCCAGTTGCGGTGCTTCGACAATCTGCAAGTGGGGCTCTATGGACGGACCTTATGATGCCTTATGACTACGCGAAAGCATTTGTAAATCGCCCTCTTTTCACCAATCCATCCATCTCGCCTCAAGGAAACGCGACTTGGGAGCCGATAGCAACCGCACCAAAGGATGGCAAGGCCGTTATTTTGCTGATGGGTGATGGAAAGGTTTTGCATGCTCGCTGGCTTCATCTGGATGATTATGACCCTTGTTGGGTCGGCTCTGTCTGTGGACTGCTGTATTCAGAGGATGAGTGGCAGTTTTCCGGATGGACTAGGTTTGATGCAAGCGCAATGCTTAAGTTATCACTTGACATGGAAGAAGGGGCCGCGCCAAAAAACGACTCCGGTCGGGCCTACAGAGCTCTGCAACTCATGCGCAATCCGCACAAGAACAGTCAGGAAGCGCACATTTGGGACATGGCTATTGTTGATGCGTTGCGCGCTGTGCGTGCGGCAGAGGTTGAGGCGAAACTAGCGGAAGGGAAAGCGAAATGAGCGATGAACTGAAGCCGGCGGCGTGGTTGCAGCGCGTTAAATCGCGGCCACACTTTGTGCGAGGAATATATGAGCGCCCGCGCACCCATGAAGAAATCCAATTTGCCGAATTGGGCGGGGATGAATTCGTCAAGTTATACGATGAGTTCCAAGTGGCAAAGCTTCAATCAGAACTCGCAGCCAAGCAGGCCAAGATCGACGCGCTAATGCTGGAATACTGCCCCGATGAAATGACGGAAGAGCAGTTTGTCGAGTGGTCAAAACATCAGACTGTTGCTGACGCTGTTGCTGGAGGGCGAAAATTGCTTGCTGCCATGACACCTGAAGAACTTGCGGAGATAGTGAAATGAGCGAAATCAAGATTTATCAAGTTGACGATTGGGCCTACGTTGCCGCTAATTCGAAAGAAGACGCCGAGGCATACATGGCAGAGGAATTTGAGCGCCCGGAAGACCCGGATGACTGGGAGTGCGAAGAGCGCATCCAGACACCTGATATTAAGGCCCTTCTTGATGAGCACATCGCCGAAGACGGAAAATTCCCTGCGTTGATTGGTATCGACGCACATTATGCGTGAGGAAGCTATGAGTGAAATCTACATTCCTGAAACATTGCCCGTTAAGCAAGATGGATTTACCAGACAACTTGGTATGCACATGAACTTTGGACCCAAGGGCGGCGCGGCGACTTACAAGATATTTGACCCGCAGAAGAGGCAGATGCCTTTTGGCTTCCAGTACGATACGCGTAAGGGCGGCTTGACTGGATTTATTCTTGATGGACGCGATGGCGTGATGACTTGGGCTGAGCTTGTCGAATATTGGCCGGAATATCTCAAAAGCCAAATGGTCGAAACTTCGGAGGGAGCATGAACGAATCAACACAACCGCGCCTGGTTCCTATTGCGAAGTGGGCAAAGATGGTGTTCGGTGATGATGCGCCACATGTCAACACGCTGCATCGCTGGGCTCATGAAGGGCGCATTCAACCGCCGCCACAAAAGTGTGGCCGGGGATGGTTCGTCCCACCAGAAGCCGAATATTTGGGGGATTGATGGCCGCACGCCGCAGAGAAGCAAGCCGAAAGGGATTCCCGCCTAACCTGTACATGAAACCCGATGGATATTTCTGGTATCGCAATCCGAAAGACAAAAGGACGAAGGGCCTTGGCCGAGATAAGACCTTAGCCTTCAGGGAAGCCCGAAACGCAAACGCCGCGCTTGAGAGTGATGCCGGCCTGAAGTTGGCTGATTGGGTATTGGGCAAGGATGGCAAAACGCTGCGAAAATGGGCGATGGAGTATCAGGAAACGTATATCGAGAAGCGCGGCGCAGCCAAGACCACGATTGCGTCGCTGAAATCTGCGGTGCGCGCCATTCTAGCTGCAAGCTTTGCCGGCAAGCGCATTAACGAAATCACGGCCCGGGAAATTGCGATGTTTATCGAAGAGTCGGCGTCAACCCGTGGAGCGCGCATGGCAATTGTGATTCGCTCGACCATGTTGGATATGTTCCGCGAGGCCGAGGTAAGCGGACTTGTGGAAAAGAATCGTGTTGCCGTCACGCGCAACCCCACGGCAACGGTTATGCGGGATCGCCTCTCGCTGGATCAATTCTTGGCTATACGGGCGCAGGCGACGGGCTGGGAGGTCAACGCCATGAATCTGGCATTACTGACAGCGCAACGTCGAGAGGACGTTTCACAGGCCGAATTTAAGGCGATTTCAGATGGTTTTTGGTACTGTCAGCAGAGAAAGACGGGCACAAAGCTGCGCATACCGCTGTCGCTGCGCCTTAGCGTCTTGGACTTGTCTTTGGAGGAGGCGGTAAGGCAATGCCGCGACGATGTGGTAAGCCAGTACCTGATTCACCATTCCGCACCTGGGCGTCGCATCAAAGCCGGATCACAGGTATTTGTGGATACGATAAGCAAGGCTTTTGCTCGAGCGCGTGATGCCGCCAAGATTGAATGGCAAGAAGGAAGAACACCGCCGACCTTTCACGAAATCCGATCGCTGTCAGAGCGTCTTTATGCTGAGGAATACGGCAGCGAATTTACGCAGCGCCTGCTTGGTCACAAGTCGCCAAAGATGACCGCCGTGTATCACGATACTCGCGGCTCGGAGTGGTTAGAGGTGATTGCGCGGTAAAATAATTTTGTACGAATTTTGTACGATTTTGCGACGACCCTTGCTGCTATTGGCTCGCTTTGGCACTGCTCATATTTCCCATGCAGACAAACAATATTCGAGTTTTCTTCATTTAAATCAATGAGTTAGGCTGATTTTTTTGGTAAAAATAGGCCCACATAAAACCACTGTATGCCCCTAATAAAATCAAACACTTACAACTGTATTTTGGACGATGGGCTTATACAACCCCATTCCATCGCCCCTCAGCGTCAGTATGCATCGGAACGAACAATGGCACGCCTCGGTCAATGATTGACAGCCCAAGAACTGGCTTCAGTTTGAAGTGCTTGTTGTACCGGAATGCATAGGCTTTTTGGTCGATCAGGCATCCGGAATAAAGCCCGAAAAGCAGCTTGGAATTGTTGTAAAAATAGCTTGCCCCCGCGTTGCCGTGCCAGTGCCCGACAGCCTGGGACTTGCCCATCCTGATTGCCAGTTGAAGTGCGCCGTTGGCTCCTGTGGCCGCTTCGCCATGGGTATAGACAACGCCATCAATCTCGAATTCATCATCCCACACCCAGCCTTGCGGCGCGTCCATGAACTCCGCGTAGGTTTTCATGTATTGGCTGGGCAATCCGGCCTTGTAAGCCCGTTTGAATGGCCTTTGCCCGTGGTTCGACTCGCAGACAAGTGCCTCTTTGAAAATGGCGTAAATCTGCTCTAGCTGCTTCAGGCCCGCGGTCAGTTCGTGGCCGGCGCTGTAGCCGTTGGGGTCGGCATCATGCGCGCTGATGGCGTGTTGATCCAGCTCGTCGCCCGCCAGAACGATAATGGTGGGCTGGTATTTCTCCTTGCACGCCCGAATAAATGCCGGCGCATCTTCGTGCATGAATGGGCAGTGCAGGTCTGGGACGTGCATCACAACCTGGCCGGCGGTGACCTCCCTAGGCTTTGGCGGAAGCTTTTTTGTTTCGCGCTCCACTCTGCGCCGCAAGCTTCGCATGGCGGTATTGACTCGGTTTTCATTGACGCCAAGGGCAATCGCGGCCTGCCTACCACTCCCATGCTTCTCAATAGCCGCCAAATATTCGCGCTGCCTGTCTGTGGCGAATTCGATTAGTTTGGGGTCGATGGCAGTCATTTGCCCGCTTTCAACTGAAGCACGCGAACCTCATTGCCAGTAGCCGAATCCCACTTTGATGCGATCTGGATTGCCTGTTGGGGCGACGCGCCCATGGACATTGCGCCAAGGGCGAAATTTGCACCGGAGCCGATTGCATAGCAGTCCCCTTTAATGGGGATGGCAACCATTTCGACTCCCCACCAAATAATCTTGCCATCACTCGTAAGTTCAAGAATTTCAAACTCGGCCGAATCGCTGAAAGTTGGCTTGCTATCTGGGTTTCTTCGCCACTCCACGAAACGGAGAATATGCTCCATACGTCCAGCGCCGCCTATAAGCGAGCCATTGACGCGAAATATCTTGTCAGTAACAAACATAGGCATCCCGGAAACACGGGCATCCGCCGCCATACAAGTGCGGTTTGCAACGATTGTGGTCATTCGACCTCCGTTGATTAATTCGGGAATTTTTTCTGCATGCCGGCGTAGATCGTTCGCCCAATGTGCCAATCGAAAATATCAGCGTCCTCCAAGCCGCCAGGCGCTTCGTCAAGATCAATCGTCGGATACGTCTTGACGTAGGGCTCAATCGGCACATATGGAACGGGGTCCAGTCCGTTGACGGTGGATATTTGGCAATCGATCAGTCCGGCTTTTGCATAGGTCGCGCAGATGTCGGCAAATTGTTGATAGCCAACATTTGGGGATTCGAACAGGAACAAGGTAACGGGGATGCCGTCTTGAGCGGATAGGGCCGCCAGATACTGCGCCAGAGCAGCGCCGCGACTGTGACCCTTGAGTGATACCCGCTTGCCTTCTGCGATCGCCTGAGCCGCTTTTTGCTTGATCTGCGGGTATATCGCCAGCGCAGCATCTCGAAAACCGGAATGCACTTGCCCAAATACCGGGTCTGCAAATTCCCTGATTCTGAAATTGCTTTCCCACATTTCAACATCCCGCGTTCCCTGCGCCGTTATGGTCAAGGTGTCAGCGATCGATTTCAGCCCGATTGTGTCGGGTTCAACCGTCAACACCTCGTCAAACGCGCCAAGCTCGCTGTAAATGGCTATGCAGGCCAGCCATGCAGCATAAAGCGGGGAAATCACTTTGCAGGCGTGACAGCGCCAGCTTGTGCGCCAGCTTGCACCGCATTGGCAAAGCCGACAACGATTTGCGCGACTTCCAATTCTGCGGCCAGCTTCGGATTACTGGCTTCGACAATTGGCAAAACGGTCTGGAAGGCGATTTGCTCAAGCTGTTGCGCATCTGAGGCGGTCAGCGTATTGATGACGGTACAAAGGCCCGGGACTGCGGGCTGTGTGGCGGTTGCGACTTTGCCGGAGACCACAACTTGCGCTTTTTCAAGGTCATCATATGCGCCTTGGGGCAGGCCAACAATTGCCTGAATGGCCGGTATAGTCACCTCAAGCGCGGGGCAGATTTGCGTGCCGATTTGCTGCGGGGTCAGTGCGGCGACTGGTTGAGTTGGCGTGGTGGGCGCAGTGCTGCAAGCGCCCAAAGAAAAAGCCGCGACTAGCGCGGCTGCAATGGTGTATTTCATGGTAAATCTCCTATGCGTCATTGACGATAATACGGGTAATTTGACCCGCGACAATTTGCCACTCGCCGTCGATAATCCTCATGCGCATGGCAACGTTAAAAAGCTCTCCCGATAGCGATTCAATCCGGACTTGGACGAGTGCCCCATCCTTGTAGATCGCTACGTCGGCAATCTCCCGCCCAGCGTGCAAGCCCATGAATGGGACATTGGACTTCATTGCCCTTTCCCATTCCGCGGCAGTTCCGAAGTAATCTCGCATTTCCGGGGAATATTGGGCGAATGCGCCTTCGTAGTTGTTGTGTTCGAGCGCGAAGAAGAAGGCATTTGCCAAAATCTCCGGGCCTGAGTCTTCGGCGGAATCAATGTCTGCCTGCTCCTGCGCGTCGAACCGCTTCAATTCCTGCTCAGTTGGATTTGCATGGCATGCAAAGGCGCAGAATGCGAGGATTAGGGCGAGATGCTTCATGTCATTCCTTCGGCGGTTTCGCGTCGGGGAAAATAATCTTGATCGCGCCCGACACGGTAGCGCCAAGGACCGCACACTGGCCCCAGTCAAGATTTTGTGTGTGGTAGCCGCAGACGGTCGCCAAGAACATGATGCCTTCCCATGTGCTGCGCTCGGAGAGGCGATCGGCGATGTAGGCTAGGAGTTGTTCAATCTTGGTCATATTGCTCAAGGTCGTGGGCGCTGATGATTGCGCACAGTGTGTCGGCGTAGTTAGGCGCGGTCGCATAGCCGGCCATTGCCACGGCATGCGCGAAGCTGAGACTATCGGTGTGCGCAAAGCAATCGGCATAGCGCGGGTTATTTTTCAAGAACTCGCCGTGATCGACCAGTGACGCCGCGAAGTCAGGATAGGCGCGGAATGCTGCGGTGATTTCGACCCATCGGCCATTCAGGTCTTCGTGCGTCAAGAAGCTGACCGTTGGGCCAGCCCATGACGAATCAGCCTTGATGCCGAACAGGTTATTTCCTGGCGCCTTGGAGCCCCATGCCGATTCGCATGCGGCTTGAGCAATCGTTACGCCAACCGGAACGCCTGTGGCTTGCTGGCACGCCTGCGCGCCGGGAAGCATTGCTGCGATGAAGTCTGTGGGGGTCATTTTTATTTCCTTGATTTATTGCGATACACTTTTGCGATGCCTATAAAAGCTAAAAAATTCGTTGACACCATGGCGATATTTACGAAGAAACTAAATGCTTGGTCAAAATGCGAGTAGTAGATAAGTTTCCAAATCTCATAAACTGCATAAAATGCCCAAGCAGGCCAATAGACGCCATCCAACGATTGACTTGCGTAAATTCTCCAGGCACTGCGAAACGAAACATATAGCGCGCCCACCAGAAAGCAGGATTCAATCAAATCCGTTGGGATGTTCAAACCATTCCTAACTTTTTAGCGATGAACATCCCGCATACGCCGAGGACGGCCCAAAGGAATTTATCAATCCATGCGTTTGTTCGGTTGCTGGCCGGCGCCTGCTGCTCAAGAGCGACAACTCGCGCCTCCAATTTGGTGATTTCAGAAAATGCACGGTCAATCGAAGACCTGCGCTCGATGTCGCGCTCCTCAAGACGAGCAAGTCGCTCCATGGCTTTCGCCATTTCCTTCATGGCATCCTTCAATTCGCCGATGTCTTCGCGTAAGGATGCCCATTCTTGGGCGCTGATTTCTGTCATGGTTATTAGATGAAAGAGGAAAAAGAAAAGCCCCCGAAGGGGCTATCGATTAGTTGCGATCAGCAGGCTTGTAGTAACCATACGTGGTCAGCGAGCCAGGATGTAGAGTCAGGTATGCCGCAGCGCCGGCTTGAGTGAGGAATAGGCCAATGCTACCCACCTTGACCGTCGAATTGTAATCAGGAGAAAAAGCAGTTGCGAACCCAATGGTAGTTGGAGTCAAATCGTTGATAGCTGTTGAACCAGCCGAGCCAAGATCAGTGATGATCGCGGCCCAGCCAGTAACGCCCTGCGAAGATGCGTTGACGATGATTGCATCGCTTACATATGCTTGGTATGACATTGTATTTCCTTGTAGTAATTTGCCTTGCGGCGGTTGAAAAAATAAACCCGCACTGAGCGGGTATATAATTGGTGCTTGGGAGGGTTTATGTACGAACAACAGAAAAAAGGTTTTTGGCACAGCATTCCAGCGTTTATCAGAATTCTGATTTGCGCCGCAATTGCCGTTCCTGTTTTGGTATTTCTTGGTGCGATGCTTTACATATTGCCGCCCGTGGTTACTGGCGGCTTACTTGCAATTGCTACGTTGGTTATATGGGCGATTAAAGAGAAGTAGTTACTGTCTGCGCTGCGATGCGATAATTCCTGCACGCGTTACGGCTTTTGCCTCCTTTGACGGCGCCTCAAGAACAAGATTCTTAGCACCGCTAATGATCCCATGTGACCGATTCGCCAACCTATTTGCAATAGCGTCTTTTGTCTGCTCCGTGACAGATTCTGACGTGGGATTTAGGGCCTTATCGACCTTCCCTTTTTGAATAAGCGACTGGACTTTTTCCTTTGCCATCGTAGCAAAGGGGATTCCATGAGTGTAAAAGTTAGCCGCATGCTCTGCGGTATGAGCAAGACCTGCAACAAGGGTGTTGGAATTGTTTACGTACGACCCCTTTGGCTGCTCCTGCGTATAGCGTGCAACGTTCCCGATTTTTTCCGCAATCTTCGCCGCATCAGGCGGCAATACAACAGCCCTCTTTTCATCAAGCGCAGTAATTGCCTTGTTCAATGCGGCTTGACTAATATTGCCGGCGTTGTTTCTCAAATCAATGCCTGCGCGTTGCTTCAGGTGGTCAACAACGCCAGATGCAATGATCTGTTTTGCGGTTGGCTCTGGCGCCAAATGCTCTTGCAATTTTCGAACGTTTGCATCTTTCCCGCCAATTACATACTTATTTATGAAGCCATCCGCAACTGGCGAATGCTCCCCAATCGGAGTTTCATCATTTACGGCGGCTTTGTATGCGGGGTCGCTGGCGAGCATATCAAACCGTTTTTTTGCCGCAGCCCTTGCCGCATCTGCGAGGGGCTTGATTGCGGCCGTTTCCTTGGACATGGGAAGCGACTCTAGGGCGCTTCTTGTGATGTTAACTGCCGTCTCTGCCGATCCGTCACCAGCCCGGGCATATTTGCGTGCTTGCTGCCCAAGAATGGTTCGGTAATTCTCAAAATCGTTGTAGTTCATGTGGCCTGTTTCGCGCAGGTCATCAAGCAGGCCCCTTACCTCTGGTGGCACAAAACGCGTAAGATTTTCCGCCTTTAGGGCTCGATCTGCTGCACTAACAAAATCTTGGCCTTTTAGGGGAAATTCTCCTCCATTGGCGCCTTTCAATGCTTGGTATTTTGCGCGAATGTCTGCCTTGATTGGCTCGTCAACTTTTTTGATTGTGTCAACAAGAGCCTGGTCTGTTGCTAGGCCCGGTTGAACAGAAATGTTGGGCGAAACTTGATCGCGCAAGGCATCCAAGTTTTCCAATATTCCAGAGTGCTGCTCGTTGAATCGATTGGCCAATTCCGGGATTCGAGCACGATTATTCTGCTCGAATGAAATTTGGTTAACGTCGCCCGTTGCCTGCCCTTTTGTGAGCTTGATGGGAACCGGCAAAGACGAAGCCTCGGCCAACCTTCCGGACGCCAATGGCTCGGGCTTTGGATTGAGCGCGCCTTGAATATCGCTTGATTCAACCGCTGCGGGCAAAGTGGATTTTGATGGGATTGGCGCTTGATGTTCGGTAGGGTTGGGGGCATGGCTTTCCAAATCTGACTTACCACTTTGCAGAAAGGAGGAAAGCGCATCTTGCGGCGCCGCCGCCTCTCTTGGGCCGGCAGAATAAGGAAGCGAAAATGGTTCCTGCGGAACGATGCGATTGCCACTTGCATCATACCGATTTGTAACTGCATTTTGTGGTGATTCTGTATTACCCAATCGAATCGTGTTAACGTCGCTTTGCGGACCTTTTGCGATTAATTGCTCCAAAGGAGAAAGTGATTCTGTTGAGGCCACTTGCGGCAACCTAGGCGAATCGACTGGCGGCACAGTGCCATATCTGGATTTCCCGACATCTTTTGCCAATTGATCAAGCGCAGAAAGTTGCGCATTGCTGGCGCCAGATGCTGGAATATCCGGACTTTGCCCTGGGCGCCAAACATTTGATGTCGTATTGCGTGCAGCAACTGGGGGCAAATCGCCCACATCTGGAACGGCCATTGGTTGACGAGCGGTAGGCGTTCCAAGGATTGGCTCTACGCGCTCTGTGCTGCGGCCGATATTGGCGGCACGAGTCGCCGCCCCCTCGGCGGATGCAAGCGGAGAAACTGTTGTGGCCATATCAAATGCAGCAGGCGCCGCACTCTGCATGAACGTTCCGATAGGCCCGCTTCCAACCTGCGGCTTATTTCCGACTATGCTATCTGCAACATTACCCACATCCCCACCGGTGCTTGCAAGGCCTTGATGAACTCCACCAATGACGCCACCGATTTCCTCTTGCGCATTTTTTGCATTGAGAGATGTTGGCTGATAGGTATAGTTGCTTTGGATGTTATGGGCGGAATTTGCGGCAGAATCAAAGCCTGCATCAATTTCATTTTTGGTTGGGAAATGCAGGCCATTGCTGACTTGGTTGTTGATGCCCTCTTTGGCAAGCGTATATGCGCCACCAAATCCGCTTGCGATATTTGAGCCAAGCCCGGTAAGTATGCTGGCCGCCAGTTCTGGCGCGCCCTTGATTTCGTCCAAAAGGCGTCCGCCATAACCCATCTTTTGCAATTGCGCGACATTATCAAGAATCCGCTGCTTAGCCTGCGCACCCTCTGAAATTTGCGATTCGCCCTGCGGTTTTGACTTCGCCTGAATTGCTTGCGAAATCATATCGTCAAGCGAACTTGCGGCTGGCTGCGGACTCTGTTGCTGCATTTTTTGCGCAAGTGCGCCGTTTATCATTGCGTCAAGCGCGTCGCCGCCATCCTGCTGTGTTGGCGGTGGCGGCGTCTGTCCGGCAAGTTGGCTTAATGCGTCCATTTATTGCATTCCGATTTGTTGTTTTGCTTTCTGATAAATTTTGTCTGCTGCTCGGGCTTGTTGCAAAGCCTCCAATTGCGGCACGCTCATATTTTGAAGAGCGGCAGCCTGTTCCTGTGCCGGGATGCGGTTAAATTCATAGAGAGGGGCTCGATCTTTGTATGAATTGGACCACGCCTGCTGAGCAAGTGCGTCTGGATTGCGAGCGCCGCTTTGTGCGAAAGTTTTTGCCGCAGCAGTGACGAATTGTGCGCGGTCTAGTGCCGCATCGTTTTGCGACAACACATATTGCGTCGCCTCTTTTAGGGGCGCAAGGTTTAGGAGGCCTGCGTCTGGTTGGCCGTGCTCCAATTGCTCCATTTTCGCATTTGACGTATTAGCCCCTGTTGCTTGGCTTGCCGCTGTCAGTGCGTTGTTAAGGTATTTCGTCACAAGTTGGTAGTTATTTTTATCATCTCCAGGCTGCAACCCGGGAATTGAATTGCCAAGAGCAGACCACAATTCATTTGCTTTGACAGTTCCCGGCCCAGTGGCCGACAGCTTGTTCATCAATGTCAGAGCATTCTGCAATCCAAGAATGGTTTGCTTTGTTTGCGGAATCTGATTTGGCAATTCTTGGTTTTGTGCGGCCGCAGCTTCGTTCTGTTTATCAAGGGTCAATTGGGCTGG